TAGATACTTTTATACAGACAACAGAAGAACGTATTTTAAAGTCGGTAGAACTGCCTGTTTTTCGTAAAAATGTTAACGGAACAGTAACTTCAGGAAACACTTATCTTTCAAAACCTACAGACTTTTTATCTCCTTTTAGTTTAGCTTTAATTGATGGCAATAGTAGTTATAGTTATTTGTTATTAAAACATGTTTCATGGATTAGAGATTACACTCCCGCAGCAGCAACAACAGGCGAACCCCTTTACTATGCTCAGTTCGATGATGATACTTTTATTATAGCTCCGACTCCTGATGCGAACTATTCAGTAGAGCTACACTATAACTATAGACCAAATTCTTTAACCACCGTTGGAAATGATAATCAAACTTGGTTATCTGATAATGCACCTAATGCTATGTTATACGGTTCTTTAGTAGAAGGGGCTGTTTTTATGAAAGCTGACCCAAATACGATATCATTGTACGAACAAAAATATCAAGAATCTTTAGCTATGTTAAAATTATTAGGAGAGTTTAAAGACGTAAGAGATGAAGCTAGAAACGACCAAATAAAAATAATGCCGCAAGGAACAACAAATGTTTAGTGTAGATGTAAAAACAACAATGGGAGAAGTTAATGTTCAAACTACAAACAATACAGGTTTAAGTCCAGAGTATTGGACTGAAAGAATAATGGAGAGACTTATTAGTATTAGCGATAATGCAGACCCTATGGTAAAAGCACAGGCACAAGCATTTAAAGATAATATGACACAAGTCGTTTTATTATATTTAAAACAGGCTATTATGAGCGATAGAGCTACAGTAGCAGGTTTATTAGATAAACAAGGTCATAAAGATATGGCTAATATTATAAGGAGGCTGTAATGGCAATAACCCAAGCGATGTGTACTTCATTTAAAAAAGAATTAATGACAGCTACACACAATTTTACTAATTCAAGTGGTAACACATTTAATCTTGCTTTATATACAAGTTCTGCATCATTAGGTGCGGCAACTACTGCATATACAACAAGTAATGAAGTAAGTGGAACTAACTATACTGCTAAAGGTGGTGCGTTAACTAATGTTACGCCAACTACTTCTGGCACTACTGCATTAACTGATTTTGCAGATTTAACTTTTAGTTCTGCTACTATAACCGCTAATGGAGCAATGATATTTAATGATAGTGCCTCAGGAGACCCTGCTGTCGCTATTTTAGCATTTGGAGGAGATAAAACATCAACTAACGGTGATTTTACTATTCAATTTCCTGCAGCAGATGCTTCAAATGCTATTATTAGAATAGCTTAATAAATGGCGGGATGGGGTCGTTCTACATGGGGTGCTGGTCCTTGGAGTCAGCCTGTCTCAGTCAGCGTTACTGTTAGTGTAACAGGTAATGCAGGTACAACAAGTTTAGGCTCCGAAACAGTTGTTTGTGATGCAAATATATCTCAAACAGGATTTGCGGGAACTTCAGGATTAGGCTCTATAGTTGTATTAGCTTCTTCCGTTACAGCTGTAACAGGTAACGTAGGAACTTCAGCATTAGGTTCTGAAACTGTAATAGCAAAAGCTTTAGTAGTAGTAACGGGTTTAAGTGCAACATCAGCAGTTGGTAGCGAAACTGTTACTGGTACAGCTAATATATCTGCTACAGGCAACGCAGGAACATCTGCGTTAGGTAGTGAAACTGTTGTTGCTGAAGCTAACATTTCCGCTTCAGGCAACGCAGGAACGTCTGCACTAGGTGATGCTATAACAGCAGGTGCTGCAGTAACAGGTGTATCTGGTTCTGCCTCAGCAGGAACATTAGGAGACGAATCAGTTACTGCGGGGGCAACGGTAGTTGTAACAGGAAATGCAGCAACAAGTACATTAGGAAGTATAAGTTTAATTACTAATAATATACTTGCTGTAACTGGGTTTGCGGGAACAACAACATTAGGAACAGTTGGTGTTGTAGCTAAAAACTTAATAATTGTTGAAGGTGTTTTTGCTATAGGAACTGCTGCAAGAGTAAATGTTTGGGGTCTTGTTCCTGATAGTCAAACGCCGAACTATAGTGATGTTAATAAAACACAAACACCAAATTATACTGGGGTAAGTGATTCTCAAACACCAAATTGGAAAGAAGTTGCTTAACAATTACATAAAAAATAAGGTATAATCAAAACGGAGAATAAAAATGGCAAGTACATACGTAAATGACCTAAGACTTAACGAGATGGCTACTGGTGATGCTAGTGGTACATGGGGCGAAGTTACAAACACAAACTTAGAATTAATTGCTGAAGCTTTTAGTTATGGCACAGAAGCTATAACAACTAATGCTGATACGCATACAACAACTATAGCTGACGGAGCAACCGACCCTGGAAGGTCAATGTACCTTAAATATACAGGAACACTAGACTCAGCCTGTACCATTACTATTGGACCTAACACCATAAGCAAGATGTGGTTTATTGAAAACGCTACTAGCGGTTCTCAAAATATAATCATTTCCCAAGGTAGTGGAGCTAATATCACTATTCCACCAGGGGATGTAAAAGTAGTTTACTCAGATGGAGCAGGAAGCGGAGCAGCAGTCGTTGACGCTTTTGCTAGTCTTAGCGTAGTAGATTTAAAAGTACAAGACGATTTAACCGTAACTGACGATATGACTGTTGGTGGTACTTTAGGTGTTACAGGAGCTATTACAGGTTCAAGCACAATCAATGGTGTAGGTATTAATGTATTTCAATCTGAGAGTATTCTTATAAGCCATGATGGCAGTACAGGAACGATAGATAATGCTTTACAAAACACAGGTTTAGGACATGAAGTTTTTGATGATTTAACACAAGGCGATTACAACACAGGTGTTGGTTATCATGCTTTAACAAAATTAACAACAGGTTCTAATAATTCATCATTAGGTAGAGCAGCATTAGAAGCAGTTACCACAGGTAGCAGTAATACTGCTATGGGTTTTGCTGCATTAGAAGCTAATACTACGGCTTCTAATAATACTGCTATTGGTAAAAGTTCTTTATCAGCAAACACTACAGGTGCTAACAATGTGGCTGTTGGTGTAAGAGCATTAGAAGATAATACGACTGCTAGTGGAAATACAGCAGTCGGTTATGTTGCATTGCCTAACAATACAACTGGTGCTAATAATACTGCTTTAGGTTATATAACACTAGGCGATAATACTACTGGTGCTGACAATACAGCTATAGGTTATAACGCTTTAGCAGCAAATACTACAGCTTCTAACAATACTGCTGTTGGTAAATCTTCTTTACTATCAAACACTACAGGCTCTGAAAACACAGCAGTCGGTCAGAATGCTATGGATGCAAACACCACTGGTAGTGCCAATGTTGCTGTTGGTCAGTCTGCTTTTGGAGTAAATACCACAGGTAGCTCTAATGTAGCTATTGGAGTAGATGCTTTAAATGCAAACACTACTGCTTCAAACAACACCGCAATTGGTAAATCAGCTTTAGTAGCAAACACCACAGGTGCAGAAAATACTGCAGTAGGTACAAACGCCTTAGACGCAAATACCACAGGAAACTATAATGTAGCACTTGGTAAATTTGCTTTAACCGATAACACTACAGCAGATAGTAATGTTAGTATTGGACATAAATCTATGTTCGTAAATACAACAGGACATAGTAATATAGGTATAGGAGATTCAGCATTAAGAGCTAATACAACAGCCAATAACAACACAGCAATAGGTTTTGCAGCTCTAACAGCAAACACTACAGGTACTCAAAATGTTGCTGTAGGTACTATATCACTAGATGCGAATACAACAGGCGATAACAATACCGCACTCGGGTATCAAGCATTAACAGCAAATACAACAGCAGATGGCAATACAGCTTTAGGTTCAGGTGCCATGATGACTCCTACTACAGCTTCAGGCGATACAGCAGTAGGTGCTTTTGCTATGTTAAGAACTACTACAGGTTCTCAAAACACAGCAGTAGGACTTTCAGCTATGGAAAACACTACCACAGGGTATAATAATACTTCTGTTGGTTGGGAATCCATGAAAGCAAACACAACTGGTTATTTAAACGTAGCAGTTGGTCAACAAGCTATGTTAGCAAATACCACAGGTTATCAAAATGTTTCTATAGGTCATAATTCTTCTGCAGCAAACACCGAAGGTCAAAGTAATGTAGCAGTTGGTGATAATGCTTTAGCGGCAAACACTACAGGTTCTGCAAATGTTGCCATAGGTCCAAATGCTTTAGATGCTAACACTACAGCCAATAATAATGTAGCTGTTGGTTCAAGTGCTTTAACGACAAATACAACTGGTACTCAGAACACAGCTTTAGGGGATAGAACTTTATTATCTGCTACAACAGCGGGTGGCAACATAGCAGTTGGTTTTGAGGCTTTAGAAGATACTACTACTGCTGCTGCAAATGTAGGGGTTGGGCGAGGTGCTTTAAAAGCAATGACAACTGGTGAGCATAATGTAGCGATGGGTGAATCTGCTGGTTATGGTGTTACAACTGGTGAGAAAAATGTTTCTATAGGTGTGGTTGCTGGTGGTGGTTCTACAGGTAGTGGAAATATTGGTATAGGTTGGTATGGTGGTAGTTCAATGTCTACAGGCTCTAATAATGTAGTTGTAGGTAGACAGTCTCAATTATCTGCTGGTAGTGGTAATAATCAAATTGTAATGGGCTATCTTGTATCAGGTTCAGGTAACGATAATTTTACATTTGGTAATCAAGGCACAGATTCAAATATAGCCTTTGGTGCTACTTCAATTACAGCACCTTCAGATATAAGATTAAAAGAAGATATACAAGATGAAAAAGTAGGTTTAGATTTTATAAACGATTTAAGACCAGTTACTTTCCAATGGAAAAAAGAAAAAGATATACCTTCAGAAATGAAAGCCTATAAAGAAGGTTCTGAAGAAAGAACTATGAATGGTAAATACAATCATGGTTTTATAGCTCAAGAAGTTAAAGAAGTGATTGATAACCATAATTTAAAAGATGGCTTTGATATGTGGCAAGAAGATGAAGTAGATGGAAGGCAAAGAGTTGCACCATCAGCTATTATGTCAGTTATGGTTAAAGCAGTACAAGAACTGTCTACGCAAGTAGATGAATTAAAAGCCGAAATAATAACTTTAAAAGGAGAATAATATGGCACAAACAGTAACAGAAGTCTTAACAGCAGGAACTGATAGCGTAAACTTAATTGACGGTGTAAAAGCTGGAAGTTGGAACGTAGAAGGAAGGACACAAGCTGAAATAAATGAAATGGTACAAAGGAACGTAGACCACTTAGAACTTATTTTAACTTATGCACCTGTTGATAGTGATGATGATACGCCTAATGTAGCAGGAGCAGCAGATAGTAAAAAGACTACTCACGTTGCAGCTATTGCTACTGGTAAAGCATACATCGCAGCTAATTAATTTTAATAAACCATCACCTATGGAGGTGCACTAATGCAAAAAGAAGAAAATAAAGCCGTCATTGGCGATAACGAAATTCTAGAAACAGAAATGAGTGAGGAGCAAAAGTATTTAGCTAATCAAATTACGGATTTAAGAAATAAAAAAT